GTAGATGTAGAAGGGAATATTCGTCTCGAAAAGCAAGTGATACGATTTTCAAGAGATTACTTTCATTGCCGTATATTCGTATGATAACACCACAATTCACCCCCGCTGATATAGAGCGTATGCTACAGCAGAAAATAGCCAAATACGAAGAGAAAATCGTTCGTATCTTTCGTATTGTAGGTGAAAAGTGTATCAATGAAGCTCGTGAGCACGGTAGTTATCAAGACCAAACGGGCAACCTTCGTTCGTCAATTGGGTACATTGTCTTAAAAGACGGCAAACCCATTGAAAAAGGAGGTTTTAAACTCACAAAGTCAGGTGGTAATGGACAAAAAGAGGGTGAAGCATTCATCAATAAAGTAATATCTCAATACCCAAAAGGTTTTGTATTGGTAGTAGTAGCAGGAATGAAGTACGCTGCTTATGTAGAAGCACGCAACTACAATGTACTTACTTCCGCTGAACTATTGGCCGAGCGTGAAGTTCCGAAACTCTTAAAAGCATTATCGCAATGAAAAAAACAGCCTCACAAATAGAAACCGACATATACAAGTACTTTAAGGATAAGATAAATCCCCTTATCAATGGGCAAACATACCGTAGTGGTGTACGCCCATTGAACTCACAAAAAGAGGATTGTGTAATATCATTCCTTACTGGGTTAGACGGTCAATATCAAACGGGGGTGATTAACATCAATATTTTTGTCCCTACAGTCAAAAATAACGATAATCAGTATAGGAAAAACTTTGTACGTTGTGATGCTATCGAGCGTGGTTTAATGCCTATCATTGAAGAAGCTAAAACAGCCCTTCGCAACTATAGGCTAACATTACACCAGCTTATACAAACCTTTGAGGACACGGATATTAAGCAGTTTTTCATCAACGCAAAAGTAAAATTTAGGTATAACACATTTAATAATTAAAAATTATGGCATATACAGACAATAACGCCACCGCTTGGGGCGAAGTAGAAGTTAAATTCGGTACTCCAGGAGCAGGAAACACTATGGCAACAACCCTAAAATCATTAGGGATAATCAAAGAAGATAGTCTTTCTTGGGAAAAAGAAGATGGAAAAGTGTATAAATGGGTAGCCATTGGAGGTAAAACCATTGACCAAATGAAAGGCGAACCTACATTGAAAATCAAATGTATTGCAAAGAACCTTAACAAGTCTTTGCTTGCTGAAGTTTGGGATATAACAGAAACAGGCGACAAACTTGCTATTAACTCTTTTGTATCAAGCAAAAAACAATCTGTGTCACTTGTTCCTAAAGTATCAGGGGCAGAAAAAATAGATATTCCATATTGTTCTGTTGCGGCTACTTTAGCATTTAGCGAGTCAGAAGGGTATAATATCGAACTTGAGATTACTATCCTTAGTCCTGGTGCAGGAAAGCCTTATTTCACCATCGAAAAAGTAGCGTAACCTATGGAGGAGAAAGTAGCACAAACCCTACTTGAAGAACCTACAACAGTAACCATTGGGGGCGAAGCGTATCAAGTCGCTCCGCCCTCTATTTTTACCCTCGTAAGGGCTTCAAAGTACATCAGCAAAATACCCACCGACACTATTAATGAGACTAATATATTAGGTTCAATCATACACAATGCCGAAGAGTATGAGAATATAGCGTGGGCTATAGCAGTAATCCTATTAGGCAATCATTTTACCGAAGTAGTTACCTATCCTAAATGGCAATTTTGGCGTAAAACCAAAAACATAACCAAAGGCGAAATGCTGGCAAAAAAACTCATTAACACCCCCATTACTGAAGTATCTGCAGCATTCTTTAATATGTTAGCACAAATGGATATACGCCCTTTTTTCGTCATTACCACTTCCCTCAAAGGAATGATGATAACCAAGCCGACGAAGGAAGTGGAGAACGAAATGACAGCATCTGGGGACTTGTAGGCTCATTCGCTAAGCAGTACGGGCTAACTTTTGATTACGTGCTGAAAGAGATAAGCTATGCTAATGTAATGCTTTATAGTGCCGTTATCCCCTCTTATGATTATGATAAGGATAAAGATACAAAAAAAGCACCTCAGAAATCAGAAAAACGTACCAATTATGGGGACTTTCTCAAAGGAATGAAACAATTCACCCAATAATGCGAGATTTACCCACAATCTCGCATTATTACTTTAAAAACTAAATCTTATGCAACCACAAGACGGAGCTCTATTATTCCAAGTAAGAGCAGACCAATCACAGATACAAAAAGATGTCGAGGCTATCAAAAAGCAATTCGAGCAAATGACACGCAAAGCCGTTGAAGAGGGCAAAAAGCAAGCCGATGTATGGCAAACCCTCCTCAAAGGTGCAACCGCCTATTTCACACTACAAGGCGCGCAATCCTTCATTAGCCAAATGATAGCCGTACGCTCCGAATTTCAGCAGCTCGAAATATCTTTTGGCACTATGCTCAAGAGCAAAGAAAAAGCCAACGAATTAATGGCACAAATGACAGACCTTGCAGCAAAAACACCTTTCGGATTACAAGAAGTATCAGAGGGCGCAAAACGACTGTTAGCTTTTCAAGTACCCGCAGAAGAAGTAACCGAAACACTTAGGCGTATGGGAGATGTAGCTTCAGGTTTAGGTGTGCCTATGGGGCAACTCATTCATGTATACGGGCAAGTGAAAGCACAAGGAAAGCTAATGACCAACGACCTATACCAGTTTATGAATGCCGGTATTCCTATTATAGCCGAATTGAGTAAGGTAGTAGGCAAGAGCGAAACCGAAATCAAAGATATGGTTAGCGCAGGCAAAATAGGCTTCCCAGAAGTACAAGCCGTTATTAAGAATATGACCAACGAAGGCGGATTGTTCTTCAACCTAATGGCAGAGCAAAGCAAGTCGTTAGGCGGACAAATATCCAACCTGCAAGACAACTTCGACCAAATGCTGAACGAAATAGGAAAGGCAAGTGAAGGTGCGGTATCTGGGGCTATTAGCGGAGTGTCTTACTTAGTAGAAAACTACCAAACACTCGGCAAAATCATCGCAGGGCTTATCACCACCTATGGAGCATACAGGGCCGCTGTTATTGTCAATATCACCCTTACACGCAGCTGGGCAGTAGCGGCTCGTGCCGATGCCATCGCCAAAGGCATACAAACCACCGCTACCAATATAGCAACAACAGCCACCAAAGCCCTCAATGCTGCTATGAAAGCCAATCCTTATGTGTTAGTTGCTACTGCCTTAGTAGGGCTCGTGTCATATATGGTATTGTTCAACAAAGAAGTATCCATAGCCGAAAAAGCACAAAAAGCCTTCAACGAAGAACAAGAACGCCAAAAGAACCTATTACAAGAGGAACGCAACGAAATCGATAAACTTATCGAGGTAGTAAAAGACGAAAATGCAGCCAAAGGGCAACGCCTAAATGCCCTCAATAAGCTAAAAGATATATACCCCGACATATTCAGTAAGTACAAAACCGAAGAGGAACTTATTCGTAATATATCAAACGCTCTCAAAGAACTAAACAATGTCCAAAAGGAAAAAGACCTTAAAATGGATAAAGACTATATTGAGCGGTTGCAAGTACAAAAACGTGGGTTAGAAGCTAAAAAACGAGTGTCTGCTAATCCTGCTGAAATAGCTGAGTTTAACAAGCAAATACAAGGCATAAATATTCAGATTGACAAAGCTACCAAACAACACGCTTGGCAATCTACTTTGAAACGCATTGATGATATAGCCGAACTATCAGCCGATGAGCAAGCCAAAGAGCGCAAACTGATGATTGAGGAATACAACCGTAGGCACAACGCTAAGCAGGCTAAAAACCAAAACCTTTTAAAAGAAGGCGAAAAACAGGATATACGCAAAACCACCCTATCGCCGCTTGCCACTACGGGCTATGAAAACTTTTCTGATGCCGATTTAGGGCTTATCATTAGCAAAGCCAAACAATTAGAAGAAGCAGAAAAGGAACGCAATAAAGTCATAGACACTCGTAATGGGCTTCTTGCTAAACAAAAGGAATTAGCAGAAAAAATAAGTGCTATACAATCAAAAGGAGGTCAAACGCAAAACGACAAAGACGAATTAGACAAACTACAAAAGGAAAAAAAGATTATTGATGAAAAGCTAAAAGGTGAGTACAACGAGCAAAGCAAGAAAGCCACAACAAAAGCCAAAAAAGAAACCCTTCCAGAGTTCGACACCGAAAAAGCCAACAGAGACCACCAACGACAAATCCAAGACGACCTATTTAGGCAAGAAGAAGCCCGCATCAAGATAATGCAAGACGGAACGGACAAACGTCTTGCTATCATACAATTAGAGTACGACAAGCAAGAAGAAGAGATAAGGAGGCGTTCGCAAGACCAGTTAGCCGCCTTTATCGAGACGCAAAAAGCAGAAGCCGAAGCAGCGGGCAAATGGAAAAAAGGAAAAGATTTTGACACCAATACCGAAGGCATCAATGCTGAAAAAGCCCGCCTTGCTGAAAACGAAAAAAACCTTTTATCCTCCAATGCCGAGTACCAACGTATTCAGCAGGAACAAGTGTATAAGGAGCTGTTAGAAAAGTACCAAACCTACACCGACCAGCGCAAAGCCATTGAGGAGAAATACAATGCCGATATTGCCGCCTTGCAAGCCAAATTAGGGGCAGACGCTCCACAAGTGAAGAAAGCACAAGACGAAAAGGCTCGTGAACTTAAGAAGCTGGACATACTGCACAAAAAAGAAGGTACAGCCATTGCGAAGTTGTTCGACAACCTGCGCAAAAAGACCGTCAAAGAGATACGCCAAACCATTTTAGATGCCGAAACCGAGATTGACGCCTTAGCAAGCACCCTTGATATGAGCGACAATGCCAATGTAGAGTTTATTAAAAACCTCCGCCAGCAGATAGAACAAGTAAGAGATACCGCCGAGCGTAGTGATACCACTTTTGGCAGACTTGGAGCAAACATAAAGAAAATGGTTCAAGCCAAACCAAACACCGCTGAATGGCAAGAAGCCTTCAATGGTATGCTATCATCAGCGCAATCTATTACAGGCGAGTTTGCCCAATTAGGACAAGAATTTGAAAAACTCGGACAAAGCACAGGCAACGAAAGTCTGAAAAACTTCGCTAATAGCATAAATGAATTGGGTAGTATAGTTAGTAAAACCTTATCGTTTGCCCAAATAGGAGGTTCTGTAGGAGGTGGTTTGGGTGCTGCGATTGGAGGTGTTATAGGTGCTGTATATGGTATTTATGAAAAAATAGAAAGCAATAAGGAACGTGCCAGACAAAGAGAACGCCAATGGAAAGAGCAAGAAATTCAGTATGAAAAAAAGATAAACGACCTTAGAGACCAACGAATACTGAAAGGCGAAAAACATACCAACCCTTTCACTACAGATAAGATAGGAAAGCATTTGGATATACTGAATAACTATAAAGAAAAGCTAAAAGGACTTCATAGTGATGTCGCAAAAATAGAAAATACTCAGATATTTGACCATTACAAAAAAAGAACTGAATGGTTTCCTGAATGGGGTGTTATCTATAGAGAATATCAAGAAGCAATAACCAAACCTTTCAAAGAAAAGTTTGGTAGTTTATTCCTGAAAAACGGAGAAATAGACTTTGAAGCCTTAGAGCGACTTAACCCAAATAGTAAGGAGTTTAGAACATTCCTAAAATCTACTAAAGATATTAGAAATCCTGA